TTTAAGCACGGATTTTAGTGGCATCTGTTTTTAAAACATCTCTGAACCAGGACAAAACTTTGTCTCGATCCATATTTCCTCCGCCGCCATGAGCAATAGGAAAATAGCCGGACCATCCTTCAACGGCCACAGCGATGCCTGTGATACAACCATTACCCGTGACAGAACCTGAACCCATTTTAATAAGGTCAGGATCTTTAGTTTCTAAATCAATAGCTATTTCTTTATGTTTGGAGAGATCTGGAAATTCTTCAGGAGGAATCCATTCAGTCTGAGGTGTAAAAAGAGGCATCTGCAACATTATTTTTGAGTTGCTTTCCACTTGCGATAGCCTTCAATCCAAGTTTCTTGTGGTTCTTCCTCTTTGGAATAATCACGTTCAATAATCATTTCACAATAATGAATAGCTTTTAATAAATCTTGCTTACCATCTTTAAAAGGATGTCTACAAATATATTTAATGACATTTCCTTCAGCAAACAGCATATTATTTTTGTGAACGAATTCACTTGGTTGAATCTTCATTTTTTTATAATGAGCTCCTCCAATTTGTTTTTCCCATATACTCATATTTTATATCCTTTATACATATCTCTAGGTCGCACGATATGCAGTGTTTCTTTTGTTCGCGTTGCTCCTACATAGAATAATCTTTCTTCATCATCAGGGTTTTTGTCGTATCCCTTTTGAGTATTTTCTGTAAGATCTGTTAACAAAACTACATTATCACATTCCCCTCCTTTTGCACCATGAATAGTGGATAGATTAATTCGTGGATCTTGATTTAATTTTTCTCCATTATTACGCATGGAACGAATATATTCAACTCGACGATAGCCTGCGCTGTCTAATGCTTCGTACCAAACTTTATTTGTTTTTAATCCATAATCTCTTTTAAGTTGATCAATTCCATAGAAGGCTTCTTTAGCCATTCCTTGAATTGCATTTTTATCTACATTCGTAGGACTCATATATCCAAAGATATGAAATAATTTTTTATGTTCCAACAATGATCCTTTACGCAAATTTTCCCAATCCGTTACGGCTTGATATAAATCTGCTTCATAATTCTTTTTCTTTCTACTTTTAAAATACATTCCATCGGAATATAAAACATCTTCAATGGGATTTAATTGATGATTGGTACGCGTAAGAACCAACCATTTCCCTTCTTTTAAATTAATTTGATCAAAACTATCATACCATTTTATTTGACCTTCACGTTTAGAAGGTAGCCAATTCTTGTTGATTCTTTTTGAAATTCTATTTACAATATTGGCCGCTAATTTATGAATTTGACCAGGAACTCTAAAGGATTGAATTAGTTGATTAATTTTGCCATCGAGTGCAATGAAACTATCAACATCTGCGCCGGCCCATCTAAATATTGCTTGATCATCATCACCAGCGATGAATGTATCATCCGAACTTCTCATTAAAGTACGAGCCATATCCCATTGAACTTTAGATAGGTCCTGAGCTTCATCAATAAAAACTGTATCAAACTGTGGACATTTATCACTCCTAATAAAATTTGTGATCATGTCATGAAAATCAATTAAGTTATATTCGTCTTTATATCTTTTTATTTCTTCATCTAATATAATTAATTTTTCACGTGAAACTTCTTTGGTGTGTTCTCCTAAATCGTATTGCTGTGCTGCCGTAATTTTTTTATGTCGAGCGGTAGAAATAATATTGAGCTCTTCGCTTTTTGATGAAAAGAAAGCGTGACTGTCATCATTATCCCATGTCGGAACAGATAAAGGGATTTTTATTTTTTCTCCTAAATCTTTGTAATGTTCGGGTTGCATTACATTTTCTCTTTTCAATCCTAGTTTTCTAAACGCTAATGAATGAAGAGTTCTAAAATAAGGTAAATCATCTTCGGTTAAATTAAATTTTTTTATGGCACGATCTCTTGCTTCATTCGCAGCTTTTTGTGTAAAAGCAAAATAGCCAATTCTATCGGGAGCTGTTTGTTTTAAGCAGTTGTCTACTTCATTAAGTAAAGTGTGAGTCTTGCCTGTTCCTGGTGGTCCCAGTACTATTGTTTTCATTAATAAGGATCCTTTGGTTTATAGTCTGGCGATTTAAAACTATTTTTTTTCTCTTCAAATTTTTTTACATACATAACTCTCATACTCTTTCCGCCTGCATCTATGACTTTTATTTTAGCATCAAACCATTCTTTCATCCACGCTGAAGTTTTTTGGTAGTCATGTGCCCATCGTCTTCTCTGTAAATAGTCATAAAAGAAATGTCTAAATTTAAAATAGTGAAATCCTTCATCACTCCAAACATTTCCTCTCTCAATATCTTCTTTACGTTTTGTTTGTCGTCTATCACTACAATAATCTTCAAGATGCTCTCGCAATTGATCTTCTGTTTTCATCCCTTCAGGAGCTTCAACAATTTCTCTTGTCGCTAAAAGATTATTAATGAGTCCTTTCCAATCTTTTGTTTTTAAAGTGGGAGGAAGCATTCCTACTCCTCCTATGCAAGCTTCTTCAAATAAAGATTGTTGTCTTAAATGTTTTGCGCTATCGAGTTTTAATCGTTTGCCGTCTACGTTTAAATAATAATAAGGATGTTCGAGTTGAATTTCTTGAAGGTCACTTAATTCTGGAAAGGTAGGTGAATTGCCAATACCATGTTTTCTAGTTCTGCATAAGGTTTTATCACAATGACTACACATGGGTTCATCTTTACATTTATATCCCCAGTCTTTTTTCTCATGTTGTTTCTTAATAATATCAATTTCGGATTGATCGAGTTCTCCGACCATATAATTTTCGTGAAACCAGGAAATTTTTTCTTTCCAATTTTTCCATTTCTTTTTGGCAAAAACCGCAAAGTGAAACAGGGCGGCATTGCGTCCCCCTTCCATAATTTTTTCAGCCGCCAGTGTTTCAATACAAGGAGGGCCATCAGAAAATTCGGACTGTGGTCGCTCCACTTTTACGAGCGATATAGTTGTTTTTACTTTGTGTACTAACCCGTAAAACTCTTCTAACGTAGCTGCTTTACCTTCTTCTGTAAAAGCATAGCGTGTAGTTTTGTTTCCTTGAAAATAAGGAAGATTTAAAAAATTACCCGTGTCTTCTTCAGATTTTAATTCTATTTGTTTTGGAAAGACTTCTGCATTAGCAAATCCTAAGATGGCTCTAATTTCAAAGAGCTTATCTCTCATAATCTTAGCTTCTATGAGTTCTTTTGAAAATAAAAAGATATGTGCTCCACCACTTTTAGATCGACAGATTACAAGTGGAAGTTTTAAGGTTTGAATTTTTTTTAATAATTTTTGATGATCAAAACCTGCGTAGGAATCAACATCAATACATCCCCACTTGCAGAGATCTTCTTCATTAATGGGAATAATTCCTAAGGTAGGTTCGATGCCACTTAAATGTTTTTGAAAATGATCGTCAGTGACAATCTCTCTTTTTACAAAAGATTTTGTTTTTAATTTAGTGCCATTTTTAGGCGCTGAATTAATGTACGTGCACCCATGGGCTCTCTTTAAGCCTTCAAATATATTTATAAATTTCTCTACCATTTTATCGTCTTTTTAAAGAGAGGCGACCCCCTCTCGGTTGTCGCCTCCTCCTTGCAAGATATTCACCCTAGGTGAATTCTAGTATGGAACGTCCGTGTTGGTTTCGGAAGGCGCTTGTTTTACTTTTACATCCCCTTTGCTTAATCTTTCAGCAAAAGTTCTTGCAATTTCATAAGCACCTTTATCTTTGATAGCATCTTGTTTAGATACATCCCAACCGTACCATGTTCCTTTGTCGTTAGACATTTGAACAGTTTTTAGCCTATAAATGTGGCTATAAGTTGGCGGTGTAAATAAACCGTTCTTACCCTTCATCTTGATGCTCATCATCATTGTGTTCCATTTTTTGCTAATCTTTAATTGAGTAGCTTTCATGGAAATCAATGCAGTTGATGGTGTTGAGCCGGAGACTAAGACAACAAAATGGTTGGCTGTATTCTCAAGATAATTACCATTTGGTAATCTATCTTTATTCATTTTGTCTCGAGTGGCTTCGTTAAGAATAC